AGGCGGCAATGCAGCGGTGGCATTGTCAAATGTCAAGCTTTCCGAAAAAGGAAAACAGGAAGGAAAGAAACTTGGTGATGGTTTAAAGAGTGGGATTGATTCCGGAAAGAAAAACGTGGAGTCATCCAGTAAAAGCCTGGGAGACGGAGCGGTATCTGGTTTAAAGGGCGTTGGAATGAAAAGCGAGGCATACGATCAGGGATTGAATTTTTCCTATGGTCTTGCCAATGGTATTTCGGCTGGAAGCTCCGCGGCTATTTCCGCAGCTATCGCAGTTGCTTCTTCTGCACTGGCAGCAGCGAAAAGGGAACTTGATGAGCGTTCCCCATCCAAAAAGACAAGGGAATTTGGTCAATTCTTCAGTAAAGGTCTGGCGTTGGGTATTAAGGATGAAGAAAAGTCAGTTGTAAAATCTTCCCGAAATATTTCAAACGCAGCACTGGAATCTATTGACCTATCTACTGTTTCAGCACGGATGCGAGAGGTCATGGCTTTTAATGCATCCAGAGTAGCGAATCGTCCAGTAACATCTGTTATGCAGTACAAGATGGATAACGCAGAAATCAGAAAGCTTCAGCAGCAGAATCAGGCGATTATGAGTGCAGTGGCAGGACTTTCTGATCTGGCAAAACGTCCGATCGAAGTAAGCACAACACTGAATGGAAGAGAATTGATTAAAGAAACAGCAGCTCCAATGCTGACAGAACAGCAAAGAATTACAGATTTTAAGAAATTACTGAAAGGAGAACGTACATGACACTTTCTGTGAAGTTCAATGACATCGAATTAGGAAAGTACATCGAAGTACTACAGGGATTTACACCGTTTGTCGGTGCTGACTGGAATCCATCGTTTGTGAAGGCAGAAAAACAGAATGGAAGTGATTTTGCTTACACGTCATACGAGAACAAACAAATTGTGATGCCGTTTACGATTGAGGGTAATCTGGAAGAGAAGTACGATGCTTTACAGAAAGCATTAAAAGTAGATGAACCAAAAAAGTTAGTGTTTGGAAATGTTCCGAACAAATGTTTTTATGCGATTCCAAGTGGTACTTTAGAATTCAGTGAAGAAACGGAATTTCTGGGAGAGGGAACAATCACATGGCTCATCCCGGACGGAGTAGCATACTCTACCGCAGAATTCTCCTTTGACGGAGTACAAAAAGACGGCTACCAGACAATCACCATCCAAAACAACGGAACCGAATGGGCAGACGTGGACTACGAGATCGCACATCAGCACGAAAACGGCTTTATCGGACTGGTAAGCCAGTATGGAGTGATCCAGCTAGGCAAGCAAGAAGAGGCGGACGGAGAGAATTACGAAGCATCTGAAGAACTGTTTAACGGTTACAGTCTGTTTCAAGACGATCATGGGACCTCTTATCAGAATCCGGAAAACACCACACAGGGAACACTTGAAGTCAAGAATGTTGCTGGATACAATGTGATGGCATTAAAAGGTGGACAAGCAACATCCGGATACTGGAACGGTGGAATGAAAACCCTTACTATCCCGGTGGACAGCGAGGGCAGACGTGGAGCGAAGAACTTTTACTGTTACACCCAGCACTGGTTCGAAACCGGCTTGATGGGGCAGACAGGAGCACAGACAATCGCTTTTTTGACCGGAGATAACAAAGTGATCTGTGCCATGTCTATTAACAAGAGTGATTCCACGGGAAATACGGCACGTATCGAGTGGTTTGCCCCCGGGAACACCTTAATCAGACGAGAAGAATTCCAGCCGACAGCCTACGAGGGCAATCCGTTTAACCTAAAAATGGGATGCCATAATGACTTTTTAAAAGAGGGAGAAAAGCTGCGGATTTTCTGGTATGGAAGTTATATGGAGCGAAACATACCAGAGATTAAGGATATGGAATGCGAAAAAATCCAGATCTGGATCGGGCAGTGGGGAGACCGAAATCTATCAAACCAGTACGTCACACACAACTATTTAAAAAGCATCCGATTCCGGAAAGACAATGTCGATAAGTATAAGGATGTGCCGAACCGGTATCGTGCCGGAGATGTGGTGTCTATAGACGGAGAGAGTACAAAGGTCTATGTAAACGGGATGCCGGCAAAAGGAGATGAGATTAATGGATCCAATTATCCAAAAGTTCCACCGGGGACAACGGAAGTCCAGTTCTGCTATTCTTCCTTTTCATCTCCACCGCCGCATATTAAAGCAAAAATACGGGAGGTATATTTGTAATGGATAACATCAGAATTGCGATTTTAAGCGCAAATAACACGCCAGTAGCGTTTATGGATAATGCACATAAAAAGTCCATGCACTACTGGAATGATGATCTACACGAATACTTACAGGGTACGGCGAATACTTACACTTTTACGGTAAATGCAAAGCATCCAGACGCACAGCATATCAAAGCTGGGAATAAGGTGGCATTTACTTACAAGGGGAAATCATACTACTTAAACATTGTAAATACCGATAAAACGGAACAGACGATTACTGCTACGGCATGGTCACTGCCGTTTGAGCTTATTAACGAGGATGCTGGAGAATACAAAGCTGGAAAAGCCATGAGCTTTGAAGAGTACCTTACCGTATTTGACGCCGAGAGAACACTAAAATTAGGACTTAACGAGGTATCAGATAAGCGGATCACCAACGAATGGACAGGTACAACGTCCGTATTAAAGAGATTATTCTCCCTGGCTAATGTCTTTTCTGCGGAGATCGAATTTGAGACAGTACTGAACAGAGACTACTCTTTAAAAGAGATTGTCCTAAATGTATATCGGAAACACTCCGATACAGACAGCGGAGTCGGAGAATACCGGAATGACATTGTACTGCGGTACGGGAAAGGAATTACCGGAATTCGAAAAACCACAGATGCCGAGAAGCTTTACACCTGTATCCAGCCGACCGGGAAAGACGGGCTGACGATCAATGGACTGGACAAAAAAGAATACGATGAGAACGGCAATATCGAGTACTTTACAGACGGTGCGATCATCCGCGCACCACAGGCAAGGGACCGGTTCCCATCCAACATCGTAAATAAGGCTGATGCTTATATCCTGATGCGTAAAGAGTACGATACAGACAGCAAGGACAAGCTCTATAGCATGGCTCTGTCTGATCTTAAAACAGCATCTGAACCGGTGGTGACTTACGAGGTGGACGGATATTTTGACACCAACATCGGGGACACCGTGAGGATGCAGGATCAGGAGTGGACACCAGTGCTTTATCTACAGGCGAGAGTGTCCGAACAGGTGCGCAGTCTTACAAATCCAAAGACAGCAAAGACGGTATTTACAAACTACAAAGAGCTTACATCCGAAATTTCGGACAGCTTATTACAGAGGATGCAAGACCTTATTAATAAAAATAAGGTTTATACTTGCTCTATCTCAACAAACAACGGCATTATTTTTAAAAATGGCATCGGTAGCACTACTCTGACCGCTTACGCTTACGATAACGGCGTGGACGTCACAGGAAATCTGGAAATCCGGTGGAGTAAAGATGGGACAGAGTTTTACGTTGGTAAGAGCGTTACGGTTAATGCAGAGGATGTGGATGTAAAAGTAGTGTACTCTTTTACGGCGTTTGAAAACGGCGTGCGTAGAGGGTATTACGAGGTTACGATCACGGATGTAATGGATGGAGAGGATGGAAAAGACGGAGAACAGGGTCCGCAAGGTGAGAAAGGAGAGCAAGGCGAACAGGGACCTCCGGGTCCACAAGGCGCTCCGGGATTGGATGGTATACAGGGTCCAAAAGGGGATCAGGGAATCCCGGGAAAAGATGGGAAGGACGGAAAAACACAGTACACCCACATTGCTTATGCAAACAGCGCAGATGGGTCTAAAGATTTTTCTGTATCCGACAGTAATCGGGAATATATCGGAATGTATGTTGATTTTACGCAAAATGACAGCGCAGACCCGACAAAATACGCATGGAGTAAGATCAAAGGCACAGACGGGGCGATCGGAACACCCGGAAAGCCGGGAGCTGATGGAAAGACCCCGTATCTACATATCGCCTACGCAAACAGTGCAGATGGCAAGACGGGATTTTCCACCACGGATGGTACAAATAAGCTCTATATCGGGCAGTACACGGATTATACACAGGCAGATAGTACAGATGCTACGAAGTATACATGGACAAAAATAAAAGGCGAACAGGGGGAACGTGGTCCTCAGGGAGTCCCGGGTTTGCAGGGAATACAAGGTCCTAAAGGTGAACAGGGGATACAGGGTCCCAAAGGAGATACTGGAGCTGCAGGTGTAAACTACTGGAGATCATCAGCAACGATAGACTTATCTGATACCAAAACTTACGATGTAAATAAATGGTATCCCGTTGTGGGGAGTCAGCTTCCAACGAGTGTTTATAATCGTATTTTGGTTAATGTGTCTTTAAATAGTGGAACAAAACCATCCTGGAGTACACATGTTAGCGGATTCTCGGTGAATTTAGATCTGGCTTCCATTGGATCTGGGTGGGGAACTACTTCTGGCGAATGTATTATTTATGCAGACACGTATTCATTTTGTTCAGTGTCGCCTGCCAGCTATAAACAACTGACTTATGGATCAATCCCTGTATTATATTTAAGAGGTGGCGGTAAATACTTTGTAAAGACTGATTTTGTGGTCAACTGGACACCTAAGCCAACAGGATATACATGGCAGAATGGAAATTATAAGCAGACAGCACCTGTCTTAGATAGCAGACCTGTACCAAGCGGAACCAATATTAAAGGGAAGAGCACCTATTTTCACATCAAGTATTCCGCAGTATCGAATCCAACCACCTCTAACCAGATGACAGAGATACCTAACACATATATTGGTACTTACGTAGACTTCACACAGGAAGATAGCACGGATCCAAAGAAATATACCTGGTCACGCTTCCAGGGAGTGCAAGGACCACAGGGAACGCAGGGGATTCCGGGGACAAATGGCGCAAACGGCAAGACAAGCTATCTTCACATTAAATATTCTAATGATGGAGGAAAAACGTTTACCGGAAACAGCGGAGAAGATGTGGGAACGTATATCGGTACTTGTGTGGATTACAATCAGTCCGATCCTACAAGTGTTGGATCTTATAAGTGGGCGAAGATTAAAGGAGAACAAGGTGCGACAGGACCACAAGGAGCAACAGGACCAAGTGGCATAATTGTATCTTCTACGGCTCCGTCAAATCCTAAAGTTGGCCAGTTATGGCAGACAGCATCCGGTCAGCCGATCAAGCGGTGGGATGGAAGTAGGTGGGTGATCCATTATATCGCAGTCGAGAATCTGGACGTGCAAACGCTCAGTGCGATCGTTGCCAACCTTGGAACTGTAACAGCCGGACTTATTAAGAGTAAGGGTGGACACTTTTACATAAATGTAGACACCGGAGAGATCGTGTCTAAAAGCAGTGACGGTACAATTTCCGTTTTTGTAAAAAAAGAGAATATTGACATGGTAAGATCGTTTACACCGTCTAGGTACTGGGGGAGTCGATTAAACTACTCTGGATTAGAATTTTATTCCGGCGGCAGTAGCATGGCGGATGATATCGCGAATGGATCTATGGTATGCTCTATTCGCGGAGATGAGGAGATGCGAGACTTTTCGGTGACAAACATAAATGGAGATAGCATATGGCTTATTAGGACAATTAAGCAGCTTACAAAATCTATCTCTTACGATTCCGGTACCGTGAAAGGTCCATATACAAGTACAAACTCCGCTAATAACATCCGTGTGGAACTAAAAAGAAGAGGATGTATGGTAACATGCAAGATCACAATGATTGCACAATTTCCGGGAAGTGGCGAATACGGGCCATTCAACGAAGTGAAAATTCCAGTAGGATATCGACCGGTTGTGGATTTCTTTGCTCCCTATAGTGAAGTTTCAGGATCTAACATATTTGGAACGGGAAGATACGGCATAAGAAAAGATGGGGGGATCAAGATTTATGTGGAGAATGCCGCATGGACAGAACGTCACGCAACGTTCACGTGGATTACAGATGATTGATTAAAGGAGCGAATATGGAGATTAGAGCAAGACCGTGATGGTCTTATTTTTATACTTTAAAAACAGAAAGGAAAGTGAGGATATGAAGAAAATGGAGCAGTTGGCAAATGTAAAAGCGTTTTTATGCATGGTGTTTGGAGCTATTGCTGGAGGATTCGTAAACCTGATTGGAGGATGGTCCGAGGATTTGACTACATTACTTATTTTTATGGGAGTAGACTTTGTTCTTGGATTGCTGATCGCTGCCTTTTGGAAAAAGAGCAACAAATCAGAGAACGGTGCGCTAAGCAGCTACTCAGCGTGGAAAGGTTTGTGCAGAAAAGGGGTATCCCTACTGATCGTACTTATTGCATATCGGCTGGATGTTACTCTCGGCGTAGACTACATCCGTACAGCCGTGGTACTGGCATTTATAGCAAATGAGGGTATCTCGATTTTGGAAAATGTTGGAATTATGGGCGTGAAATATCCGGAAGCGTTAAAAAAAGCACTGGATGTTTTAACAAATAAATCACAGGAGCAGGAGGGCGAGTAATCGTCCTCTTTTATTGTGCGACATCGCACAAGGAGGTGAGAACATGAGCGAACAGAACGAATTTGGCAGAGTATCCGCAGAGGAACTGGAAAAAGCATTTGAAACAGAAGAGCAGGAGGAAGAGAAAGAATGAAAATTGGCTTAAGGGGAGGGCATTCCCCGAATTGTAAAGGTGCAATAGGTCTGATCGATGAGCAGGCAGAAGTGCGGAAGATCTACAATGAGCTTGCACCAATGTTGCAGGCTGTCGGTCATACTGTGGTTGATTGTAATTCCAATGCATCCAATGTGTCCAGCGAGTTATCTGACGGAACAAATAAGGCGAATAGTGCGGGATGTGATATCTATGTCACCTTGCACATGAATGCGGCAGGAGCGGCGTCAGCTGGCGGTACAGAGGTGTGGTTATACGATGCATCTAACCAGACAATGAACACAATCGCAAGCAACATCTGTAATAATTTTGCAGGAAAAGGATTTACTAACCGTGGTGTAAAGTACAGTTCGGGATACCA